CCTGAGCAGGTATTCCATCCGGCCACGCTCGCCTCATTCGAAGGGATGAGCATCACGATCCTGCATCCTGAAGATGAAAACGGGAATGTGCGGCTGGTCAACCCCGAGAACTGGAAAGAGCTTGCGGTCGGGCATCTTCAGAACGTTCGGCGCGGGACAGGTGATCAGTCTGATTGGATGCTGGCTGACCTTATCGTCAAAGACGAAAGCGCCATTCAGCTGATCGAAGATGGTCTGCGCGAAGTGTCGTGCGGCTATGACGCTGAGTACGAGCAGACCGAACCCGGAAAAGCCGAGCAGGTCGATATCACCGGAAACCATGTGGCTCTTGTCCCTAAAGGCAGAGCCGGAAATCGTTGTGCAATTGGAGACAGAGACACAATGGCAAATCAAAAGAAAAGCTGGTGGACCCGCATGCGCACGGCCATCAAAACGGGTGACGCTGACACCATGAACGAACTGCTGGACTCTGCGCCAGCGGCGGTAACGGGTGACGAAGGGGATCTGCCGAGCGGCGTTAACCTCAACATTAACCTTTCACCGCAGCAACCATTGCCGGACAAAAAGCCGGAAATGGGCGGAGAGCCAACCGGCGACGGCGAGGACGATATCAAAACCTTGCTCAAAGCCCTGCTGGCTAAGCTGGAAGGTACTGCAACGGGCGATAACGACGATAAGCCTGACGGCAAAGATAACAAAGACCCTACCGGCGACGGTGAGGACGACGAAGAGGAAACCACGATTACCGGTGACGCTGCTTATCGTGCCGAAGTTATCGTTCCGGGTATCGATCTGAGCCGTAAGGTGAAACCGACCGCGTTCAAACGTGATGTGCTGTCCGCCGCTGACAAAACACTGGTTCGCCAGGTTGTCGGTGATGCAGATATCCGCAAATTGCCCAAGCAATCGGTCGATATGGCGTTTAACGCCGTGTCTGAGATTGCCAAAGGGCGAAACACCCGCAGCACCACGGGCGATGCACAACGTCCAAATATGGGCATGACCAGCATCGCTTCCCTGAACAAACAAAACGCCGACTTCTGGTCTAACCGCAAAGGATAATCCAATGACTGCATATCTGTACCGGATGCCTGTTGGCATTGCCGGGGCTATCTCTCGCCCGCAGGACTTAACCGTCGAACCGGTGATCCTTAAATCCGCTAACGCCTTCGCTGCCTATGGTCTGGCTGGCAAATATGACGCTGACGGCTTTTTCGTGCCGCTGGCGGACGGTGACACCGCCGACAAGGTGAAGGGGATCTACGTTCGTCCGTATCCGACCACATCGCAGCCAGACATGGTTCGCCAGGTGGGGACGGATAAGAACTTCCCGGGTGACGCCATGAAGCGTGGCTACATGACCGTTAATCTCGGTTCTGATTTTGATGCCAGCACCATCAAAAAAGGCGACCCGGTATACGTTGTCGTCTCCACTGATGAATCCATCAAAGTGCCGCTGGGCGGCTTCATGTCCACGTCCGTCAGTGGCAAAAACGTGGCGCTGACCAACGCCGAATTCACAGGGGCCGGTGACGCTAACGGCAATGCAGAAATCTCCTGGAAGATTTAAGGAACAGACGAATGATTACTTTTGATCAGGCAACCGTTGATAGCTCTGGTGCCTTTCTCATCGGGGAGCTGGAGCGACTCGACCAGACGTTGAACCTGCCGCTGGTGGGTTACACCTGGACCCGCGATATTCAGCTGCGTGAAGACGTTTCTATCGCAGATGACATTTCCAGCTGGACTAACACCAGTTTTGGCGCTGCGGGTACTGGCGCAAATCCGAACGGTAAAAACTGGGTAGGCAAAGACTCCACTGCTATTGCTGGCGTGAATGTTGATATCGGCAAAGACGGCAATCCGCTGAACCTCTGGGGCATGGAACTGGGCTGGACCGTTGTAGAGCTGGCAGCAGCTCAGCAGGTAGGTCGCCCGATTGATACCCAGAAGTACGACGGGATGCAGCTCAAATGGCAGATGGACAACGACGAGCAGGTTTACATTGGCGATGATGCGCTCGGCCTGAAAGGGCTGGCAAACCTTGTCGGTGTGACGCTGAACAATGCGCCGAAGACCTGGGCGAACTCCACCAACGACGAGATTCTCGATAGCGTGAACAGCATTCTGTCGAATGCCTGGGCAGCATCCGGTTATTCCGTCGTGCCTTCTGATCTGCGCATTCCGCCAGAGCAGTATTCACTGCTGGCGAGCCGTAAGGTTTCCGAAGCGGGTAACCAGTCACTGCTGACCTATCTGGCCGTGAACACTATCGCTTTCCACCAGAACGGCGTTCCGCTGGAAATCAAAGCGGTCAAATGGCTGAAAGGGCGCGGAGTTGGCGGTAAAGACCGTATGGTCGCCTACACCAACGACAAGAAATACGTGCGCTATCCGCTGGTGCCGTTGCAAAGCGTTCCTGTCCAGTATCGCGGTCTGTACCAGATTGCGACCTATTACGGCAAGCTCGGTGCGGTTGAGCCAGTGTACAAAGAAACCCTGTCCTACGTGGACGGTATCTGATAACCAGAACGGCCCCGAAAGGGGCCAGAAGGAAACTGAAAATGGCGAAAGAAAAGCTGGTTACCATCCATGTTCACACCCCGTTTACGCTGACGCTCGGCGATCAGTCAAAACAGGAGTTTGGCCGGGGGCGGCATAACGTACCGGAAGAGGTCGCGTCTCACTGGTTCACCCAGGCGCACTCTGAGCTTTCCGAAAGCGTGATTAGCGACACCGATGATCTGCAACCCATTATCGACAGCCTGCAAGCGCAGATTGCCGACAAAGATAAGCAGATTGTCGATAAAGATCAGCTGATTGCCGATCTGAAAGAAGCGCTGCTCAAGCTGCAAGAGCAGAAAGACAGCCTGCAAGCGCAGATTGCTGCCGCCCAGACTGGCGGTAATGGGGCGAAAGATGCCAAAGAATCAAAGCCTGCCAACAGTAAGTGATTTTCGGCGCGACTTTCCACAGTTTGCTGACCCTGCCAAATATCCCGAAGCACAAATCCAGTTTCGTCTGAATCTGGCTGATGTGCTGCTGAGCGAAAACGTCACCGGCAAAGAGTTGTTTCTGTACTTTGTCGAGTTGTTCGTGGCTCACTACATGACGCTCTGGGCGGCAGATAGCCGGGCAATGCTCGTCGGCGGCCCGGGTGGCTCAACCAATGGTGTTCAGTCCTCCAAGTCCGTTGACAAGGTAAGCGTCAGCTATGACACCAGCGCGACGCTAAACCCTGACGCAGGCTTCTGGAATAACACCCGATATGGCGCTGAATTTTATCAGCTGATCACGATGTTCGGTGCGGGCGGTCGCCAGCTATGAGTTTCAAAAGTGGTGTAACAACGAGGGTTGATAACGCTCAGGCCATTCTGGATGCGCTCCGGTCGCTAACCAAAAAGGATGTGCTGGTGGGCATCCCGGAAGAAGACAGCGAGCGTGAGGATGTTCCGTTTGGTAATGCCGGGATCGGTTACGTCAACGAATACGGCTCACCAGCGCAAAACATCCCCCCACGCCCGCACCTGATCCCCGGCGTTAAATCCGTAGAGGAACAGACGGTGCCGCAGCTCAAAGCAGCGGCGCAGGCTGCGCTTGATGGAAATGCGGCGGGTGCGGAAAGAGCGCTTAACCGCGCCGGAACGCTGGCCGCGAATGGCGTCAGGCGTTACATGACCATTACCGGCTTTACACCGCTTGCTGATAGCACCGTTGAAGCCCGCGCGCGTCGAGGGCGCAAAGGGGCGAAAGCTGAGTTAGCACGCAGATCGGCAGACGGAAAGCTTAATGCTATCAACCCAGATTCTGGTCAATTGATAAGCAATGAGAATGTAAGGCCGTTGATTGATACCGGACAGTACCGCAGAGCCATTACCCATATTGTGAGGGATAAAGATGCCGAATCTTGATGTGACGGACGTACTTTTTGACCCCGATTTTTGCGACTTCAACCTGTGGGTAACGCGTCGCGCGCAAACGGTGGACGAGGACGGGATCGGCAGCGACAGCGAAGTTAAAACGCAGTTTGCCGGAGTTGTTACCGTTGACCGCTCTCTCGAAAACCGACGTATGCAGTCCGGCCAGGTTATCAGTGGCGCGATTCTCATCGTGACAACTGAGCGGCTGACGCAGGGGCAGACTGGCCGTGACGCCGATATCGTGACGTACCAGAACCGTGATTATCGTGTGACATTCGTTGACCCGTACACGGCTTACGGTGCTGGCTTCGTCCAGGCACATTGCGAATTACTGCCGTTTGATGGGGGAACTCCCGTTGAGCAATAACACCAGCACAGAGCGCGGCTGGCTGACACCCACCAGCGGCGATCCGGATTATGACGAAGCGCTAGACAGGCTGTTAAGCCAGTGGATGCGCAATGTTTCCGGCTTGCCGTCTGGAATGGTTCGTCCGCGCTGGCAGAAAAATCAGCCGCCACTGCCACCCGTTGAAACGAACTGGTGCGCGTTTGGCGTTACCGGGTTGCTCATTGATAACAACCCTGCATTCACCAATCAGACCGACGAGGGCGCTCAGCTCTGGCGGCATGAAACGTTCGAGTGCATGGCGTCGTTCTATGGCCCGGCTGGTATGTCTTATGCGTCCCGTTTTCGCGATGGCATATCTGTCCCGCAAAACAATGCTGAGCTGAACGCGCTTGGTTTGTCTCTGGGCGACTATACCGGTCTGACCCCTTTCCCCGAACTTATCAACCAGCAATGGGTTCGCCGCTACGACATGACGGTGCGCCTGCGCCGGAAGGTCGTGCGCGAGTACGGCATTAAATCGCTGGTGGAAGCGCCAGTCACCTTTTTTGGAGAATAAACTATGACGCAGGGCTTACCTGTATCCAACGTTGTAAACGTTGATGTGATCATCTCGCCGAAAGCGGCTACTGGTCGTAACTTCGGCGCGCTGCTGATCCTCGGTTCTTCCACTGTCATTCCGGTGCAGGAGCGCGTTCGCCTTTATGCGTCCGTTGAGGACATTGGCGAGGACTTCGGAGTCGACAGCCCGGAATATGAAGCGGCGCAGGTTTTCTTCAGCCAGTCGCCGAAGCCGACGCAGGTTTATGTTGGCCGCTGGGCGAAGACGCTGACCTCTTCCGAAGGTGGAAGCGTGGAAACCATCGTGCAAGCTGTTAATGCCTGCCTGCAGTATACCAACTGGTATGGGCTGGTTGTCGCTGATGATGTTGCTGATGGCGATGATGTGCTTGATGCTGACGACGTGATTGAGGTTGCTAAACTCATCGAAGCGTCCAGCCTGAGCCGCATTTTCGGGGTAACGTCAGCCGACGCTGAGATCATCAGCACGACTTCGACGACCGATGTTGCGTCTAAATTAAAGGCCGGTAAGTATACCCGTACCTTTATTCAATATTCCACCAGCAGCCCTTATGCGGCGGTTTCAGCTTTCGGTCGCGCGTTTACTGTCAATTTCAACGGCAGCAATACTACCATTACCCTGAAATTCAAACAGGAACCGAGCGTAACCTACGAAACGCTGACGGTAGGACAGGCGGCGGCTGTGGATGCGAAGAATGCGAACGTGTTCGTGTACTACGCCAACGACACGGCGATCCTGCAACAGGGTGTCATGGCGAACGGTGACTTCTTCGACGAGCGCCACGGGCTCGACTGGTTGCAGAACTACGTTCAGACCAACCTCTATAACCTGCTTTACACCAGCACCACCAAAATTCCGCAGACTGATGCCGGTGTGACCCGTCTGCTTTCCAACGTTGAACAGTCCATGGATCAGTCCGTCACGAATGGTCTGGTAGCGGCTGGCGTGTGGAATGGTGGCCCTATCGGACAGCTGAATTCCGGCGATACGCTGACCAAAGGCTATTACGTGTATGCGCAACCGCTGTCCGAACAGGCGCAGGCCGACCGCGAAGCGCGCAAAGCACCGTTAATCCAGGTGGCCTGTAAGCTGGCTGGCGCAGTTCATTATGCCGATGTGCAGATCAACGTGGTTCGCTAAGGAGCGATAAATGGCAACTTATTCTTTTCTCGATGTAACCGCGTCGCTCACCGGGCCGACCGGAGTTATCGATCTTGGTCAGGGTTCTGCGAACTCTGAGGAAGGTATCACCCAGACTATGGGCGGCAACAAGAACACCATGACCATCGGTGCCGATGGCGAAGTGATGCACAGCCTGCACGCCGATAAGTCAGGCACCATTACGGTGACGCTGCTGAAAACCTCCCCGGTGAACAAGAAGCTGTCTCTGGCGTATAACGCGCAAAGCCAGTCCTCTGCCACCTGGGGAAATAACGTGATCGTCATTCGCAACACGGCATCGGGTGATATTTCTACTGCGCGTTCGTGTGCATTCCAGAAACAGCCTGATTTCAATAACGCCAAAGAGGGCGGAACCGTAGCCTGGGTATTCGATTGCGGCAAGATTGACCAGCTGCTCGGGGAGTTTTAACGCATGGAATTCGAAATTAAAGGCGTGAAATATCGCACCGCAAAGCTCAGCGTTTTCGAACAGCTGAAGGTGTCCCGAAAGCTGTTGCCGGTGCTGGCCGGGATGGTTTCTGACTTCCGGAGCGTTCAGGAGAAGATCAGCAGCAAAGACACCGAAGGCGCGATGGCTACCATCCTGCCAAAGATTGCCAATGCTGTGTCCGATCTGAGCGATGGCGACGTTGACGCTATCCTGTTCCCCTGCCTTTCCGTTGTTTCACGCGAGCACATGAAAGGCTGGGTGCCGGTCTGCCAGCATGGCGAAATGGCGTTTGACGATATCGACCTGCTGACCATGCTGCAACTGGTGGCGCGGGTGGTCGCCGACTCGCTGGGAAATTTTTTGCAAGGACTCCCTACCAGCGAGACGCCCACCCCGCCAGCGGAATAACCTTCAACAGCCTGCCGGGCGGTGAAGACTTTATTCTTCGTCCGGCGCTTGCCTTCCATATTGACCAGAAAGACCTTAACAGCGGTGCGGTAGACCTCTGCCGTATCGCGCTTCTCAATGACTACCTCGACATGCGCGAGGATAACGACGCCCGGGTAGATAAATGGAGAGCGGCCAATGAGCGGTAACGCAGATACGATTAAAGACTTCCTTGTTTCGCTGGGATTCGATATCGATCAGGCTGGCGCTAATAAGTTTGAAGCCGTGCTGAAAGGCGTTACCGCAAACGTTCTGAAGGTCGGCGCGGTGGTGGAAGGCGCAGCGCTGAGCATTGTCGGATTTACCACCCAGATCGCGAATGGTCTGGATAAAATTTACTGGGCATCCCAACGGACGGGGGCCAGCGTCCAGGGCATCAAAGCGCTGGGCTATGCCGCGTCGCAAACCGGTGCCAGCGCCGAGTCGGCCATGTCCTCCCTCGAAGGGCTGGCCGGTTTCATGCGTAGCAATCCGGGGGCGGAAGGCTTCCTGAACCGTCTTGGTGTCCAGACCCGAGATGCCAGCGGAAAGATGCGTGATACTGCGGCCATCTTTACTGGCGTTGGGCAAAAGCTCAACAACATGCCGTATTACCGCGCGAAGCAATACGCGCAGATGCTTGGCATCGATGAAAACACGCTGATGGCGATGCGGCGCGGCATGAATGGCTTTACCGCCGATTACCAGTCTATGCTGCAAAAGACTGGGTTCAACGCTGATAAGGCGGCTGTGCAGTCCAATAAATTCATGACGTCCATGCGCGGGCTTACGTCGCTGTTCGGCATTATGCGGGACAAGATCGGCTCAAACCTCGCTGGTGGTCTTGCTGGTTCGCTGGACAGCCTGCGGCGGCGCATCCTCGACAACTTCCCGAAGATTGAAGAGACGCTGACCAGAGTTATTAAAGGCGTGATCTGGCTTGCGAACGCCTTCACGCGAATGGCGTGGCGGCTCATACAGGGCGCTGGCTCTGTCATTGACTGGTGGAAGCGTCTTGACGATGGCAGTAAAAATCTGCTGAAAATATTCGGTGCTCTACTTGTCGCATGGCGTCTGCTTAATTCTGCGTTCCTGAAATCCCCGATTGGAATTATCACCACGCTGATTCTGGCGATCGGATTACTCTATGACGATTATCAGACGTGGAAAGAAGGCGGTAAAAGCCTGATTGACTGGTCCAAGTGGGAGCCTGCAATAGAAAAGGCGAAAAAGGCAATTCTCTGGCTGCGCGATAAGCTTCTGGGGCTGAAAGATTCTGTTGGTGGATGGCAGAACTCGCTGGAAATTTTGGCTACTTTCATCGCTGGGGTATGGGTAACAAAAGTATTGGGAGCATTCGCAAAAATATCCGGTCTTCCGATACCTCCATGGCTTAAATTATGGGGAGCGTATGCTGGTTACCTGGTTTCAGATCGTGAAAACATAAAAGCCAGTGCTAAATCATCTTTGGACTATACCAAAAGGAACATTGGTGATGCTCTTGCTACGGTTGGCATCAAAACCGACCTTGGGCGAAAAGATGTTAGCGAGGTAAGAGAATGGCCCGCATGGATGGATTGGCTGCATGGTGGCCCAGGTAAGATTATTCGTCAGGCGCAAAGCAATGGCGTCGTTTATGGCGATAATGTTCAGCCTGACATTCCCGGGGCGGAACAGCATGTTCGTAGTAATGAAATTGCCCCGCATGAAAGAGATGAAATAAAAAACCGTCAGCAGGCTGCTAATGGTTATCTTGAAAAAATCTCAGACGGGATTGCCAAAATCGGTAATTTATTTTTCTCCCCGGCTGGAGCTGCTGAAATCTCTCCAAATATATCGGGTGACCCCTCCCAGTTTGCGCAATCAGTCAAACGTCCACAGGCCACAGCCCAGGGCAAAGTATTGCTCGACTGGATGGGGCCAATGTTCAATAAACTTGAGTCGCTTTATCAACTTCCAGCTGGTCTATTGAAAAGTGTGGCGATAACCGAGTCAGGTGGTAACCAGTTCGCCATGTCCGGCGCGGGTGCAAAGGGGCTGTTCCAGTTCATGGATGGCACGGCGCGAGACATGGGCCTGCGTGGTAACGATGTGTTCGACCCGGAAAAGTCAGCTCAGGCAGCCGCTAAGTACCTTAGCCAGCTATTGCGGCAGAACGGCGGAGACCTTAGCAAAGCACTTGCATCATATAACTGGGGAATCGGGAACGTTCAACGTTATGGAATGGGGCTAATGCCGCAGGAAACGCGCAATTACATTCCGAAAGTAATGAGCAATATGCCCACCAGCGCCCCGGTGATTCAGCAGGAAACGAACATTAACATCCACGGCGTTTCCGATCCTCGCGAAGCTGCCCGTTTGACTGTTGACCGTCAAAAGGGTGTGAATTCACAGTTAACCCAGCAACTCCCCGCAGGACCGAGATAATGGATATTTTATCAGCGATTTTTCGCCAGCAATCACGGCGAATTGGCCTGCTGATCCCCAGCGTGGTCGTTTCCGAAAAGCATTCTGATGCGCTCGAAATTACTGAGCACCCGGTGGAGAAGCCAACAACGAATAGCGCCTCGGGTTTCATCGCCGATCATGCGTATAAGCGCCCCAGCGAAGTCACAATGGAATGCGGCTTCGCTGGGGGCGGTTCGTTGCTGGACTTCATTGATACATCTTCAATCGGCCTCAGCGCCGGACTGAGCCCGAAAGAGACCTATCAGCAACTGCTGGATCTCCAGTCCTCCCGGGTGCCGTTCGATGTGGTGACCGGGAAGCGGGTGTACAGCAATATGCTGGTGAGAGCCATCGAGGTGACAACGGACAAAACCAGCGAGAACGTGCTGAACTGCACGCTTACCCTGCGTGAAGTGATCATGTCGCAAACGCAGAGCGTTAGCGTTGCTGATAAATCAGATATGCAGGATGGCGTCAGCACATCGGCGGTGCAAAATTCCGGGACGAAATCCACTACACCGCCAAACGAATCTTTGCTGAGCCAGCTGGGCGGAAGCGTTACATCAGCATTCGGGGGATGATATGCAGTTTAACGAAATACCGCTTTCTCCTGACAATCAGCAGTTCCGCGTTTTGCTGGGCAATACTACGTATACGCTCAGGATCATCTGGCGCGATGCGGCTGGTTGGATTATGGACGTGATGGATAGCGGCGGTGCCGCGCTTCTCTCTGGCGTACCTCTACTGACCGGCGTGAACCTTTTACGACAATTTCCACAGCTTGGCATTGATGGTGCGCTGGTGGTGGCGACCGATAAGGGCGCACCAGACGAGCCCACCAAAACCAACCTCGGCACATACAGCCACCTCATTTTCGTGCAGGAGTAGAAATGTCTCTTAACTGGATGCGCCATTTTGAGTTGCAGCTGTTGGACCAGAACGGGCAGGGTATTTCCCTGTCTGATTTTAAGGTCACGTTCCAGATCGAGTGGGCAGATACACGCTGGCCGCGCGTGGCAAACGTGAAAATTTACAACCTTTCGACCGATACCACGAACAAGATACTGGGGCAGGAGTTTGCAAAAATTCGCATCATTGCCGGGTATGACGGTATTGCGCCGGATGTTGATGCGAGCCAGGTTGGTGTCGCCCGGGAGATTTCACCAGACCAGGTAGGGCAGGTGAACGGTCAGAACTACGGCCTGATATTTGACGGTGATATTCGCTTCACCGTCACCGGGAAGGACAACATCACCGATTCCTGGGTGCTGATTCAGGCCATCAGTAACCACGAAGCGTTCCTCTACGCGACTACCATCACCACGCTTGCCGCTGGCTATACCGTTGCGGATCTGCACCGGGCGACGATGCAGGATTTCAACGCGTTCGGCGTGACACAGGGCATTACCGGCGATTTTCCTGATACCGTGTTTCCTCGTGGCCGCGCGATTTACTCATCCAGCCGCAACGTGATGGATAATATTGCTGCGCAGTGCAAAGCGACATGGCAACTGGTGGATGGTCAGGTCCAGATGGTGCCGGAGGATAAATATATTCACGAAGCCATTGTGTTGAATGCCAATACTGGCCTGATCGGTATGCCGCAACAAACGATGGGCGGCGGAGTAAACGTGCGGTGCCTGATAAACCCAAACATCCGTATTAATGGTCTTATCCAGCTCGATCAGGCTTCGGTGTACCGCGCCGCGCTCGGCAATAGCGAAATCGCACAGTCGCCCGGGCGTATCACTGAAACGGAAGAGAACGGCAACCGCGCACTGACCGGCACAACGTCACAGGCTGCCAGCATTGCGACAGATGGCGTTTATATCGTCAAAGCTATCGACTATACTGGCGACACCAGAGGTCAGGCGTGGTACATGGATTTGATGTGTTTTGCGCGTGGTGCTCGTGAAATGGTTAGTCAGGACACGCTTAAAAAATGGCAGGTATAAGATGGGTAAGGCCAAACTTCTAATTTGTGGTGTTCTTTTATCAGTTGTCGGCACGTCAGAGGCCTTAGCTGATACTCAGTGCGGGCCGTATCGCCTCACTGCGGGCAAAGAAGGACTAATGCTTATTAACGGGGTAAAACCTGAAACGCAAAAAATGTCTTTTCTCAAGTCTAAAGATGACTACCAAAACATGAAAGCAGAATGGATGGTTGCAACCGACCAACCCGGCCGCTGGGTTGGGCTTGAGTACATCAAGCGCAACGGCAAAGCCATTCTCAACGCACAGTGGTTGCAAGCCAGCATGGATTCGCCGCGTCAGTATGCAACATACGACTGCGTGAAGGTGAAATGATGATCCGCATCCTTAAACATCAATAATCGTTGATCTCGCGTTTTTATTATGCACTAATCTGTACATGTACAGAGAGGGTGCCATGAAAATCATTACTTACACGCAAATGCGATCGGATTTATCTGCAACGCTGGACTGTTTACGCTCTGGTGAAAGCGTCACAGTTACGCAGCGCGGAAAGCCCGACCTTGTCATCAGTGCAAAATCAGTTGATGAAATCGCTTCCGCAGATGAGGTAAAAACATCTGCGAAAACAATAGACACGCATCTTGCGCAATTAATTGCATCGAATTTGTCACCACAGATAACGGAGGGTGTCATGAAGCTTACTAAGCAATTGGATGCCCTTCTTCAGTCTGATGAGGCTCGCCAGACTATGATGAAGGCCACTAATGCAGCAGTTGCTTTGCAGGGCGTGTCTGAGTCATTTATCAAAGCTCTGCAACATACTCAGACCAAGCATGCGGACATCATAAAAAAACTGGAAGATAAGTAATGACTGAGATTACATTCCTTTCGGTAGATGAGGTCATCGCTATTCAGAAGAGCACATTGCCAAATAGCGGACAACCAGACCGGGGAAAACTCGAAGGTGCCCTCAATCGCGTCGATAACTTACGCATGTATGAAGGATGTGAGGATTTATTTAAATTTGCAGCTATGTACATGGTTGCGATAGCGAAGTCTCACGCTTTTAATGACGCCAATAAGCGAACGGCTTTCCAGGCCGCCAGCGTGTTTTTGCTTTTGAATGGCTATGAACTGAATACCTCAATGGAGTTAGTCAAGCTGACCATCTTTGCTGCTACGGGAGAGGCCGACTGCGATAACACTGCTTTGGCGCTTAAACTTTTGTCAGATTATAAGAATGAGCTGCTGGCAGATACGATAACTGGCTACTGATAGCAAAAAGTAAATTGTACACAACCCGCCGCCGAGCGGGTTTTTTTATGGAGTTTTTATGCCAATTCCAACTCAATCACAGATCGGCGGCGAGCAGCAGACCGCGCAGGCCATAGCCGATTCGGTGTCTACCCAGATGCGCGTAGCGATGCCAGGCATCATTCAGTCGTTCGATCCTGACGCTGTAACCTGCACAGTAGAAGTGGCGCTTCGCGGTATTGTTGGCGACGGCTCCACCGAATTAAAACCGCTGGTGGATGTTCCTGTCATCTTCCCGCGCGGCGGCGGCTGCACGCTGACCTTTCCGGTTAAAGAAGGCGACGAGTGCCTGCTGCTCTTTGCCGACCGTTGCATCGATTTCTGGTGGCAGAGCGGCGGCGTGCAGGAGACCGTCGACCCGCGCCAGCATGACTTATCTGATGCGTTCGCCATCGTTGGCCCACAGTCGCAAGCACGGAAAATCAGCGGTATCAGTACCAGCGCCGCGCAGCTGCGAACCGATGATGGTGCGGCGTTTGTAGAAGTCGCCGCAGGACATAACATCACCATTAAAACACCGGGCCAGCTTACAGCTACGGCTGAAGGTGGAACGACAATCACATCCCCGACTATCACGCTGAACGGCAACGTAACGATTAATGGCAACTTGTCTCAGGGAATGGGCGAAAGCGGCGGTACTGCGACGATGCTTGGGCCGGTGACGGTAACGAATGACGTAACAGCTTCTGGTATCAGTGTCGCCACGCATAAACATGGCGGAGTACAGACTGGCGGGGGAACTACCGGAGGGCCGCAATAATGCGATACCGTCGCGAAGATACTGAAGGCGATTACACTTTCGGCCAGGGTGACGATACTTTCCTTATCGACAGTCCGGAATGTGTCGCCCAGGCCGTAAAAACCCGTTTCGAGCTGTGGCGCGGTCAGTGGTTTCTCGATCTGACGGAAGGCACGCCGTATGTTCAGTCAGTGCTTGGGAAGCAGCGATCAGATGTCTACATCCTGGCTATACGCGAACGCATACAGGATACACCGGGCGTTCTGTCGATTCTTTCCTTCGATACCAATTATGACGGCACCAGCCGTCGCGTCACCTTCACTTCCTCCATTGACACAATCTACGGCCAGACGACTGTAACAAGCGAGGCATAAATGGCTTTGAACCTCGACACGCTGGGGCTATCGGCAACGGTAACCGCCCAGGGGATTAGTGCGCCTGATTACCAGACAATCCTTGATACACTGACCAGCTATTTCAGGCAGATTTACGGTAGTGATGCCTACCTAGAACCAGACAGCAAAGACGGGCAGATGGTCGCGCTGGTGGCTCTTGCCGTGCATGACGCTAACAACACCGCTATCGAGATTTACAACTCGTTTTCACCGATGACAGCGCAGGCCGCAGCGCTTAGCAGCAATGTGAAAATTAACGGGATCACGCGAAAAGTAGCGACAAACTCTACTGCTGACCTTCTGTTAACCGGTACGGCAGGCACGACTATCACGAATGGCTCCGCACGGGATAAAAACGGCATTATCTGGAATTTTCCAGCGAGTGTGGCGATCGGCGTTGATGGTACTGTGCTGGTGACGGCCACATGTGCGAATAGCGGTTCGGTTGCGGCGCTGGCCGGGACTATTACCACTATCAACACCCCGACCCGAGGTTGGGTGTCGGTAACCAATCCAGTTGCGGCTACTGTCGGTTCACCAGCCGAAACCGACGCAGAGCTGCGCATTCGGCAGGGGCAAAGCGTCGCGCTACCATCGATCACACCGTTTGAAGGTGTCGACGGTGCTATCGCTAATGTTGCTGGCGTGACACGTCACAAACTATATGAGAACGACACTGGGGCAACCGACAGCAACGGGCTGCCGCCACACTCTATTTCCGCCATCGTCGATGGAGGGGATGTTACCGAGATAGCCCAGACCATCAGGGGGAATAAAGGGCAGGGAACGGCAACCTACGGGACAACTTCTGTCACAGTGCCGGATACTTACGGTAATCCTCACGTCATCAGTTTTTCACGCTCTACCGATGTGCCAATTTTCGTAGCCATTACCCTGAAAGTTTTTACCGGGTATACATCTCAAATCGGCGAGCAGATCAAACAGGCTGTTGCCGACTATATTAATGGCCTGACAATTGGCGACGACGTTCTGCTGAGCCGTATTTATTCCCCGGCAAACCTCGGCGTTGTGAGCGGCGGGAATGCCCGCTATTACGATATTACCGACCTGCTGATCGGTAAGTCGTCTGGCAGCGTATCGGCATCAAACATTGATATTGCCTATGATGCTTCAGCGTCCTGTAGCACCGCGAATATCAGTATCACGGTGACCTCATGAGCAAATACACCGAACTGATCACTAACTACCACGCTACCAAGCCACTCTTTTTTGACCATATAGATCTGAGCACCCGCCCGCTGATTGATGTGTCCAGCACTATGTCAGGGCTTATAACAGCCTTCGATATCGATACTGCTGTCGGTGTACAGCTCGACATCCTCGGTCTGTGGATCGGACGCAGTCGCATAGTCAGCCAGCCAATTAGCGGAGTTTATTTCAGCTGGGACACTGACGGGCTTGGGTATGACCAGGGCATCTGGCAAGGGCCATATGATCCTGATTCTGGCTATACGACGCTAAGCGATGAGACGTACCGCATCATTCTGAAAGCGAAAATCGCTATCAACAACTGGGACGGTCGGAACGACTCTCTGCCTCCCATCCTTGACGCTGCTACCGCAGGCTCAGGCCTGAGGATGCAGATCGTCGACAACCAGGACATGACGATTTCGGTCTGGGTTTCCCCTGAAACTGATATTTCTGATGTGTCTCTCGAACTGATCGCCGCTATCAAACAGGGCTATCTCACCGTTAAATCAGCTGGCGTATGGGCCGGTGATGTTGAAACGCCTTCGGTAGAAACACCGTCAGAAGGCTCTAAATTCTTTGGGTTTGATATGGATAACGAATACATCGGCGGGTTCGATGTTGGAGCATGGGGGACAATACTCTAATGGCAATAAACAACTTTAAACCTTTCGCGCTTGATCCGAACGCTAACGTCACCTCACAAGCTGACTGGGAAGCACTTCCGGCTCTGCTTTCAGGGTTTACGGCAGGTAAAGCATCCAGCGCACAGGTCAACAAAGCCATTCGACAGGCCAGCTTTATTGCGGCAGCGCTTGCGCAGTACACAGCCAACAAAAGTGGGCTGGACGTGCTTGATGATGGTGACCTGAACGGCTTTATCTCCAAAATGGGAACCGCTTTCGGGAAGGATTTCCAGGCACTTGATGCCACGCTGACGGCATTGGCAGGGCTCGCAACAGGTGAAAATAAACTCCCGTATTTCACTGGAAATGATACAGCAGCGCAGACTGATTTAACTTCTGTCGGCCGCGACATTATTGGTAAAAGCACTATTGCTGACATTCTCACATACCTTGGTTTGGGAGAAGGCTCTGCATTACCTGTCGGTGTGCCTGTTCCGTGGCCTTCCGCCACTCCGCCGACAGGCTGGCTAAAATGCAATGGTGCGGCTTTTTCTGCTGAAGAATACCCGGAACTGGCAAAGGCTTACCCGACAAATAAATTGCCTGATTTACGCGGTGAATTTATTCGTGGCTGGGATGATGGGCGTAGTGCGGATGCGGGGAGAACAATATTATCCGCTCAGGGCGATGCCATACGTAATATCTATGGTGAGTTCAAGACTGTAAACACCGAAAATTATTCAATATGGGAAGTAGCAAGCTCGTTTAAGGGAGCAGTGGTGCCTTTGAGTCCCTCTACAAACAATAGTTATTTCTCCTTAACCAGAAGTATGGTGACAGAAAGGTCCGAGGGCGGTGTTTACCCAAAAGTGATTGGCCTTGATGCTTCAAGAATTGTTCCAACTGCAAACGAAAATCGACCCCGTAACATTGCCTTTAATTATATCGTGAGGGCTGCCTGATGGATAAAGCTATATTAAATAAGGAACTCATCGCCACAAAGGCGGGAGATATTACCGTTTATAATTATGATGGTGAAACACGAGAATATATTTCCACATCAACCGAATATCTTGCTGTGGGTGTCGGTATCCCGGCATGTTCCTGTTTAGATGCTCCTGGCTCATATAAAGCTGGTTATGCAATTTGCCGTTCTGCAGATTTTAACTCATGGGAATATGTGCCAGACCATCGCGGTGAAATCGTCTATAGCACCGAAACAGGAGAATCAAAAGAAATCACAGCTCCGGGTGATTACCCTGAAAAGACAACCACTATCGCCCCGTTAACGCCATACGATAAATGGGATGGTGAGAAATGGGTGACGGATACCGAGGCACAGCATAGAGCAGCAGTAGACATGGCAGAAACACAGCGGCAGTCGCTGATTGATGCTGCAATGGTTTCCATTAGTCTGATTCAACTGAAATTGCAGGCCGGGCGGAAGCTGACGCAGGCAGAAAACACCCGACTTAACGCCGTGCTGGATTACACTGACGCGGTGATGGCAACAGATACCAGCACCGCGTCAGATGTCATCTGGCCAGTTCCTCCTGAGACGGTTTAATCTCAATCAGAATGGGTTCTCCCTTCTCGTTAACAGATATTTCCATTCCTTCAGGGATTTCAGATGCAGTAAAAAACCAGTTATCTTCTGGTAATTCAACAGCCCCGGTCACGTCATGAAGACCGGGGATTACTTCAGTCAAAGTAACAGGATTAAACAGGCGCACAATAAACCCTCCAGGAAAAAGCACTTGTTGATGGTGTTCCGTCGTACATCTGGCAGCGGACATAAAAACCGGTATTAGTGACCTGGTCATCCACGATCATTGAAACGTGAACGTTATTAGATGTGCCCCCATAATCCGTTCCTATTCTTTCCGCTATGCTGATAAAACGTGAAAGCTTAGGTAGCGCAATTGGATAAACGACTTTAGCCAGTCCATTATCATTAGAACCCCCCGTTCCAAAGACTTCTATTGCACCATCTGACCAGCGTATCCACGCACCATTGGCATTAGCTCCTCGCTGAATGACATATCTGGCTTCTCCCAAACCAA